TGGATTGGGTTCGTATAGAAGATGATATTTCATGTCTCTTGCTATCCCCCTTTGGGTATGGTTCTTGATTGTATTTCAATGCTGCCATCATGTCTTCCTTTTGTTTCCTGCTTCCATGAAGATACAAATACCTATGTTTTCTTGACCTTTCCTCCAAGTAAAAGTCATCGCCATAGGTGTCACGCATCCACTGCGCTCTGTTTGCAACACCACGACTCTTGTCTGCAATTGTGGCTCCATGAAGATGCTCCATACCCTTCACCTTCCAGTCAGTTCTCTTTGCGCTGAGACCAGTATAAATGAAGTTGGTGGCTTGATATACATAACCAACATGGCCTTGGGCTGTATCCGCATAACTAATTACTATCGTGGGTTTTGGTAGCATCTTGATTGATCTCCCAACCAGCATGCTGGCTATATTTTTTTCATTTGAACAGCATAGCCTATTCAACTCCAAGACACTGCTTGCCCATTCCTTTCCGGCTACGCCGTCCCGAAGCGGGGCGGAAGCGGGAACGCCAAATGTCACAACTCCAATCATCAAGCTACCTTTGAATGCCCCAAATGCGAATGATATGGGACACATTCTCTTAGCATAGTGCCTAGAAAGCAACCACGGAGCTGCCTCATTGGATGTTATGCTTATGACATTCACTCGTTCCACAGCTTCAGTTTTAGCTTCTTCGCTAGTCCTATCACGGCATCCACCTCGTTCTCGGCGGAGTTGTTGAAGCGAGTTTCAGTCTTGTATGCCACCCATTTACCATCGTCGCGGCGCATTGTCCTAATTCCCTTCTTCTCCTGCCACTTTAGGCGAGGTGAAAGCTCTTCTGGTAGGTCGTTAAATAGCAACTCCATAGTTCTTGGCTAGGCGTTTGAGTGCTTCTATTAGTCCGCTCTTGCGATGCTTTGGCGATGCCAAGGCGGTAATGAGAGACATGGTTAAGTGCGGATCGCTACCAATGGCGCGAACTGGTTTGTAGATTTGTTTCAGTTTCATAGTGTTATTCTTTGATGGTGTTTAATTCGTCTTTATGCCGCCAGACTTCAAACCCTCTGCCAGTATTCACAAGAGAGAATCTGCACCCCCTCATGTCTCGCAGGACGGTGCGAAGCCATCTCATCTCGTGTTCAAGTTCTTCTCTGTATGGTCGAGTAAGCGGAACATGTCCAAGCTTCTCCGCCTCCATTGGTGTTAGCATTTCAATCATAAGTATTATCGGAAAGTGTTTTGCCCTGCGATGAACCCTCGGGCCAAGGAATGGATACCCATCTTGTCATCACTCAAGATTCCCACATCAGAAAGGAATACTTGAGTCGTCATCATCCCATTTGTCAGGCTTGGCGTATCCGTTAGCCTTTGCCTGTTGATGGTCGCTAGGTTGCTTGATGGCGTCCCAGTCCATGATCTTTGCATTGCCTAGGATCGGGCCTTTTTCTCCTGCGGCTTTGCGTTCTTTACTGATCTTCTGGACTACGAATCCATCGTATCCATACTTGTCCTTCTCTTCACGAATCAGAACCGTAACGGAAAGGTATTTCTTCCCGTTCTTCGGTGACTCGTAAAGAGCTGTATTATCGATCTTCGTTGTATCTAGGCTGATGTCTATTGTTTGCTTCATGGCGTATTGTTATTTGATTGCCCACTTGGGGAATGAGAGTTCTTTGATTCCTTCAACGGCCTTGGGAAAGTTATTCTCCGAGACACATTTCTGGTATTTAGCTATGGCGTTCATGTATCCGATTCGCCCTTGTTCGATGAAATCACCGCTCAAGTTGACGATTGCGGACTCATGAGGCGCAGATTTATCCACAAAGGCAAGCACAAAATTTGTTCTATTTTGCCCTGTGGCGGCGTTGAATAGGTCGAGATAAAGGGCAGCTTGCCAATGGTATCCACCGCGCACCACAAACCCAGCCAGATCGCTGGCATCGCTAAAGCTCGATGTAGTCTTGAGGTCTATAAGGCAGTCACCTTCACTCGGTACAATGTCAATCATCCCGCGCACCTTGGTTTCTCCGATTTGCGAGTATACGGCAACTTCGGTCTTGTATCCGTTAACAAGCACAGGCTGGAGATCTTGGTCGTTTAGGATCGACTCCGCGCATTCGTTGGCGGCGTTGAGTTGAGCTTGCGTGATGCAGACCTTTCCCTGTGCCGTCATTGAATCTCGCCATTCCTGCGCCGCTTTGGTGCGAAATGAGTCATATTCGCTCACAGCGTGGGTTTCGGCGTACTCGGTTGGCGTGAGAGCAAGGCAATGCACAAGGCTTCCAAACTCCATTGCGGGTGTTGTCTCTTTCGGGCCGCTATGGAACCATTTCCAAGGGCTTTGGTCAAACTCCCATAGCATAGACTTGGAGACATACCCGCCCAAGTTGGAGGGGCTTGCGCCCCCCTCGTAATACTTGCGCCCAAGGTTGTAGACTAGCTTGCTCATGAGTTGTATTGCTTGGTTAGGTCTTTTGCCATTTCCTCAAATGCTTGAGCTACCTTGTCGGCGTGGGGTTTTGTGCTGTCCTTCTTTGGCTTTTCCTCGATTACCACTTGAGCCTCGACCACCTCGGGTTCTGGATCTGGTTCTGGTTCAGCCACGAACGGGTTTACCTTTGGGGTCACATTGCGCGGAGGTTCGGCAAAGTCTCGTACCTCGTCCTGCGTATACATTCCAAGCGACATGTCTGAGGCATAGGCCCGTGACCAGAACGAGGCGGCGCGGTAGCGGAGCATCTGACCAGGCATCGTAAGCCACTTTGAACCATTTTTGGTACTCCAGCCCTCTTTCTTTGCCATCTCCAAGGTAATGCGCTCACCCTTGAGTTCTTCACCCGTTGCCATGTCACGGGCCACGGCGTAGCACCAAGTCGGAGCTTCATCGCTATCGAACACAAAGCGCAGGGGCGAGAACTTTCCGCTTGCGTTGATCATGCCAATCAGAGCAGTAGCAGACCACGATGGCCGCCCGTGAATGATGGCGAGGTTTTGACAGACCATTAGCCCGTCGAGCTTGGTTCTCTTGGCAATATTTAATGCGATGGCGCAATTTGATATGTTGTTTTGGAAATCCTTCGGAACAAGCGTCGATGATGCTAGCATTTTGGCTTGTCTTTGGATCAATTCAAATTGCATTTGTTCTGCTTGAACCAGCGTCAATGCGTTATTTGGAGCGATGTCCTGCGTTATTTCATTTTTACTTTCTTCGTTCATTTTGTTTGTTTTATTTTCGTTTGGTAGTGGTTGGGACTCCACTTTCATTGAGATTTTAGATTGCCCTCGCGTATTGTCCATGCAAATTTTTCTCGATTTCTTTTCTTTTTTGAAATGCTTCATCGAAACTATCGAATTGGCCGATGTGAATCCTGCTTTTTTCACATGATATCCTCGATATCCATTTTTGTTTTGACTTGCAGAAATGTACGCCTTTGACCCCAGATTTGTTGTTTGTTGAGATCCTTCTGTTCATCTGGTTCTTGCTCCTATCTACAACCCTCAAATTTGATATTTTGTTGTTTGATGGGTTCCCATCTATATGGTCTATTTCTCCACTTGGGAACTCATTATTGACTATAGCCCAAGCTATTCGATGTCCCTTGAGCACGGTGTTTTTTAATTGTATTACCAAATAACCCCTTGATTCAAAAAATCCAGCGTTATCCCCAGGTTTAACTAAGTGATGTGGCGATTTTTTCCATTTTATTTCACCAGTTTCTTGATCATATGACAAATACTCATTGATCGTGTCTATGTTGATTTTATTCATAAGCAAAAACCCCGCCACGCGTCAGCCCCTTTATGGAAATAAAGGCACGCGGCAGGGTAAATGTAAGAATTGGTTGCATCGGGCTGAATCGACGGCCTTCAATCAAAGGCAGTTTAATTATTCATTGAGGCTCTTGTTTGTCAACCTCTTTGTTTAGTTCGTTTAGCTGTTTTGCGATGTGCGTCCCCACCGCAACGGGGTCGAATAAAGGCATTCCGTCCTTCATTATATGAGGTATGTGGCCATCGGCTACCCATAGAGCAACCACGGCTGGAGGTAGTTTCAATTCATCCGCCATCTCTTGCAAGCTAAAAAGTCGAATCATGCTATTTTTTCTTTTGGGGTTTCTTCTTCCATAGGGGTCTCGTTGATGAGGCGTTGGAGGCACTCCCTCACCTTGTCAGCAAAGCGGTCGTCATGCTCTATCAGAAAACGCACCCGCTCCCGTGCATGCATGATTGCGCCATGGTGTCGGTCGAGTCGATAACCAGTTTCCTGCAAGCTGTGGTTTTCACTCCAGATGGTGGCCACAAGTTGCCTAGGCTCCACCCATCGGGCAAAGCGTGAGCGGCAAAGTATCTGTTCTGGTGTGACGGAAAAGACCTCGGCCACAATGCGAACGAGAAACGCGAACTTGTCCGCCTCTTGGTCGTCGTAGAGTTTCCAGTTAACTTTCACGCCGCACCCCCTCCGTCTAAATCGTCTTTTACCACATAGGCGGCCCAGACTGCCACGGATAGCAGGGACGAGCCATAAAATGCCCACATTTTCAACTTTGTCGGGGCTTCAAATAGAGAATCCACGAAAAGAAACAGGAACAGGTGGCAGAAGATAGCCGCCGCCAAGATCACTTGTTTCTTCATGCGGCCTCCTTTCTTGCTTTTCTTGCTTCTTTTCTTGACTCCCGTATGGCATTGGCAAGTCGCTTTCGGTCAACCTCCAAGGGCTCCCAGCCAACAAAAGCCATGGCATATCGAAGGCGGCCCCAGCTTGTCACTACCAGGACTTGATAATCCGCGCCAAACATTCGATTTTTGAAGTGATACCAGCACCCCGAGGCGCAAGGTTTCGGTTCTCGTTTTATTGTCATGTTTCGTTTCTTTTAAGGTTTGTCCAAGATCCACGAGAATTCCTTTTCGCTTGGATCGTTTGGCTTCAGGTTCCATCCATAGCAAACCCGCCCCGGCAACTCCGAGCGGATAAGGGTGTTTCCTTTCGTATTGTTGGCGGATGCATCAACCCATAGGGCAAGGGCTTTGTGCATATCGTTTGTGTTTGTTTCAGTTGTCATGTTTTCGTTTCGTTTTCGTTTGTTACTCCATAGACCAGTCGTTTCTCTCAATAAAGGCCATTTCTAGGCGGTGCATATCAATGCCAAGGCATGCAAGCACACCCGCGAATGTTTCCGCATCGATGCCGTGCAGGTCTCCATCGCGGTTCACTTTGTACCAATTTGACAGCATCTCGTACTTCTCCCACGGCTCGCCGCTCAAATCGTCGGTAAACCCTTCGATGCACTCCAACGCCCATATCGCGTCCTCGTTTGCCACCCCCACCCCCGCAATGAGGGCAAGGGCTTGCGTTTTCCATTGAGGCATCATGGCTTCACCTCCCCGTTGTATTGAGGAATCACTTCAAAGCTGTCCGGCGTTAAGGTTTTGTCCATAAAAAACCCACTCGAGCAGTATGTTGGAATATTCACGGAAAGATGCCATTGCGCCCGTTCCATCGTGTCAAATAGTCCATGCACCGCTAGGTGGTTTTGCTTTTCCACAAGTTTATATTTCATGCGTCACCCCCTTTAACCTTGGCAATGACGGAAAGGGCGTTTTGCAAGTCTTCATCGCTTGCCATTGGATGCGTTAGGTTTTGCAACGCGGCGAGCATTTCAGGCGCGGCAGCTATCAAACGGGCGTTTGCCTTTGCTTCATCAGTCCCAACTTCACCGCACGCCCCAGGTATATCGCACCCTTGGCAATCGGCAACAATCAGGCCGAACGCATTAATTACATGAGCCCCGTCCCAGTCCTCGCCCGTGGCGTACATCCAAGGACCGCTTGTGTGTGTGTGTGTTTTCATCGTTTCCTTATTTATTTTTGACTTCGACAATCAAATCCCCATCCAACACCGTGGCGGTGATTTTCGCCCCGTCGGTTTTCCTTGTGGCTTCGACGGTGTACCCGTTGCCAGTATTCCACACCGCCGCGTCTGGATAGTTTCCATCTGCGGCGAGTAGGTCTTGCAATTCAAGCGCGTCTAATAAGTTCATCGTTTCGATAGATTAGGGTTAGGCGTTGCGGGTGGATTCGATGCCGGCGATATAGGCGACAAGCAAGCCGAATGCTTCACGCTTAGGGCGATGACCGTGGAAAATTGGAGTCGTCACACCGCCGCAATCATTTGCCATGCGATGGATGCAGACCCCGCCATATGCTTGCGACAAGTGGAAATTTCCCACATTCCCGTGGAGTTTCCCATCCTCGCCCCTAGTGTATGGAGTCAACGGATTGCCCGTGAGTTGATTTAGTTGCTCAATTTGAGCTTGCAGCTGTTTGATTGTTATTTGGTTCATCGTTGTATTTTCTTTCGTTGTTGTTGTTGTTGTTTAGTCTCTTCAGCATGGGCTTGACCCATGGACGGCTCACGCCGTTTCGACTTGATTTGATTTTATGCACGCTTATTAGCAATGCAAGCAGATTTGTGATTTATTTTTGGAGACTCACGGGTTCACTTGCACGCATGCGCATCTCGATATCAGACGGGCCGCCAAACATGCCGCTTGAAATGGCGATGCCAAGGGCAAAGCAAAGCACAAGAGCAAGGGCAAGGAAAAGGTCACGGATCATGCCACGCTCCTTTCCATGATGGGAAGTCCTTGCAAAGCCAAGACAACCATTGCGGGGATTTCCCTGCGCTCGTGCCATTCGTCCATGCCCTTCGGCTCACCTAGTGCCGCCTTGGTGAAGTCTCGAATCACACTCAAGTCATCCGCTTGGATGCGTCCAGCGTCTACCAGCTCACGGAGTGATAGGCCAGTCCAATTTTTGTGATTGAGCACGAGGTTTACTGATTCAATTTGTTTCGTTGTCATGTCGTTGTGGTTTGGTTTGTTATTGCTTCTCAAATTTGACGCTTGCATCTGCTGGCAAGCCATAGGTTTGCCGATCAGACTCCCACATCGTGCGGGCTTGATCTTCCGTCTCTGCATTGTACCAGTCAACGAAAGGCTCGTTGACATGAGGCACGCGGGTTGTTGCTTTATATTGGTTCATCGTGGTAGTTTGGTTTGGTTTGAATTAGGCAATCCACTTGGTGTTTTTTGGCATACCAATAAGGTTGAGTAGTGCCGTACATTCTGGATGGGCAAAGATGAATTCCTCGCCATCCTCGAATACAATAGGTTCTGCAGAATAAATTTTGCCCCTTGCCATATTGACATGCTTGGCGGCGAACCTATCTACATGCTCAATCTTGTCAGAGACAATAAGCGTTTGCCCGCTTTTGGCGAAGAATAAGGGGTACAGCTTGGCATCTAATTGTGTAACTTGCATCGTTGTTTTTGTTTATTGTTGGCGTGCCTTGTTTACTGGCAACGAGAGCAACCTAGCTCATGCCATCCAAATTGCCAATAATTATTTGCGAATAAGTGAAAATATATTTCAGCAATTCATCGAAATAAGCTTGACCACACACCAAACCCTTTATTTTAAGGCATTTCACGCAATCCCATGCCATGAAAAAACTTTCAATCCAAGGCCACACTTTCAACCCCTAGGGAAACCAAACCGCCAAGGAACCAAACATTCAAGCCACCAGTCATTCCCTTTGAGCGTTAGGTAACGAAGCAAGGAAGGAAGGAAGAAGGAGAAGCATGATCGAATGATCAAGAGCATCTAAACCATCACAGAATCCATTCACCCATTTAAGAGAACTTAATAACACGCGTGAGGCTTATAACAAAGCTTATGTCTTGACGCGTCGCACGATCTCCTATGGTCGATCGGCTTTGGCTTTCGGAATGCACAGCAATTATATCCATGAGCGAAAATCCGTCAAGCTTTTTTATTGTTCACACTTGCTGGCAATCATGTTATGACCACAACCCATGCCACTCACCAGGCTAATACCTTACCAATCCACTACAGATTGTGCGCCTCAACATTAGCGCGTCACTCATAAATCCGGCATGGCCATCCCACAAGCTAAGCGCATGATCCAAGCGTCACATTCAAACAAGCGTTTACATTGCCGGCATCCAAGTGCAATCACACTACAAATGCAATCAGCTTGCAACAGGGGGGGAGGGGGTCGAGTCGGAAATTATTTTTGTTATTGCCATCGAAAAGGTTGCCCCAGAAAAATTATGCCAAAGGGCCAAGTTGGGTTTGTGGTTGACAGGTGTGGGTGTATTGTGATAATTGGTTGGTTGAGCGCGGGATGGTCTTGTGCTTTGATACTTTATTACGATTATGCCTAGAGGCGATTCATATGACCTTCAAGGTCAAGGTGGTGGACAAGTGTACAGCGCGGGTAACACTGCGACCGGGCCGTTCCGTTGGATTCAAGTTGTGAATGACACGGTTCTGAGTGCCATTGCCAGCCCTAACATTCAGGATGCGAGTACCAAGTTGATTACGATTACCCTTCCTGCTGGGCTTGGTTTGGGTGGTTCGTTTACCAGTTTTACCGTGACATCTGGAGTTGTTATTGGTTACAGGGCATAATGTCCCAGTTCCGGTCTACTGGTGGGTTAGACGACTCGATTGCCGAGGATGGTGATCGTGGGTTTGTCGGCGTAAACCAGAGGTTGCAGCTCAACCAGTTGAAGCCGGGAGAGGTTCGTGAGTCCTTGAATGGACGCATGGAGGGTTACTGGAAGCCCCGCAAGGTAGTGGTTTCTAGGACTGGTGCGTTAGCAGTTGGTGGGGAACCATTGCAGTTGCCATTCTACTTGATCGATGTTGCCAAGACCATATCTGGCGTAACTGTCCCAAGCACTGGAACGATACGAATCATGGTGTCTAGTCATGGGTTTCCTGCTGCATCATCTGGATGGGCTAGGGTTACGGGTCTGGACGCTGCGGTTAATGGAGATTATTTGCTTTCCTATGTGGATGCAAACACATTGGAGTACACCGTGGCTGGAATTACATCCGTTACGGATGTTAATGGATGTTAATGGTACACTCTCCCAGATGCCGATCAATGATGCAGCTAACTCCAATGTCAGAGCATCATGCTTATTCAGCGACCCAAATACCAACAACAAGGAATATATAATTGTGGCGTTGGATACGGTTGCAAAGAAGATCGACTTGGCTGCTGTGGAGTCTAATGCTGCCTATGTTCCAGAGAACATTCCATATCCTACTGGAACTGCCTTGGGGGCAGACACCGACATGATTCAGGTGTTCGATAAGGTGATGCTATTCAGAGATGGGCAGCAGGCGTTGGAGTGGTATCCTAATGGCAGACCGATTATTTCAGCCGTACAGGACAACGGAACTTCTGGGGTTGCTGGCACGCGGGTCACCATACGAATGCGCGAGCATGGGTTGGTGGCAGGAACTAGCATTACAATTGCTGGATTGACTGGTACTAACGCCCCTAACGGAACACACACGGTCAACACGGTTACGGGACAAGACACCTTCTACATTATTGTAGGCACAACGCAGAGTGTAACATTTGGTGTTACTGATGCCACGGTTACTGACGGGTTTACATTTTCTCCGGGGGGTGCTTACACCCAGCCACAGGTGTTTAACTCTAGCGGAAACAATGTTTCCGTGCTAAATGGACAGGTTTCTCTAAATTTAAGCACATCAAACGATACAGTATTTGCTGGTGATGTCATTAGGATTTACGAAAGCACGATTCCAGAGTTCTCCGCAATTGTCGGGCAAGAATTTCAAGTGTCTTCAGCAAATCTGACGAATATCACATTCTT